TTTGCATAAAGGGACGCACACTAATTGTTTTGCTGAATGCATATTTAGACAAACTGCCTTCAATAACTTCTAGACGGAATACTCCACCATCAATTACCTCAACATTCTTCAGCTTTCCGTTTATTTCAGCTTGCCCCATAGTAGGGTAATGCCATAGACGCAAACGGTTGAGGGTATTAACTTTACCCCCTGTATTCAAATCGTCAGTAATACCAACCATCTGCGCTATAGCGTCATAGTTACCACTACTCAATACTGTTAAGTCATTCATTCTTTCTGCTCCTTTCAGATTAAGATGCATAGTTATATCAGCTTACATCCTTAGTGTCAAGCCAATTATTTCCAATTTTTGCTTCTAAAAGCAAAGGTACATTTAGGTCAATCCTAAACGTGGTATTCACGATACTGGTCAAATCATTGTTTACCCTACTAATAAGGTCAATGACCTGCCGTTCCTCGTCTGGATGTATGTCAATCACAATAGAATCATGCACTGTGTTAACAATACAGCTTTGCATATTACACAATAATTCATCAATATGCAAGAGGGTAAGTGGTACAATATCTGCTGTAGCAAACCCCTGCACAGGGTAATTCTTTATCTGTGTAAAGTAACTTACTGTACCATTAGTCTTCCTAACTACATTAGGAAATGAGTATTGACGACCAGATGGTGCAGTTATTTTGTTCGTTGATAAAACTTCTTTAGCCAATCGGGAGTGCCAAGCGGCAATCCCTTTGTACTTCTGACTGAAGTGTTCATAGTATTCTGCCTCCGCTTTTGTTCTTCCATAGCCTGTCGCTCCATATAACGGCGCGAATGTATGCGCCTTCGCAGTCTGTCTGTCCGTAGGCTGACCAGCATTGGTAATAACTTCAGCGGTGTAACTGTGTACATCAAATCCAGTAGATACTTCATTTATCGCTACCTCATCCTGTGATAAAAACGCAGCAGCCCTAAACTCTAGCTGGGCAAAGTCTGCTTCCATAATTTTGCCACCTTCCCACCGTGATATAAACACTTTTTTGACAGGGAATGTGCCACCTCTTGGCATGTTCTGCATATTAGGATCAGCACCACTAAACCTGCCAGTGGCAGTGCGATGCTGTAGTAAGCGAACATGCAACTTACCATCCTCTTTAGTGTAGTTCTCAATGCCATCAACAAAGGATGACAAGTACGTATCCAAAGCACTTAGACGCTTTACCTTACTTAAGAAACTCGTAGCATCTTCCATGCCACGCTGTCTAGCGAAACCCTCAAGTATTTCTAAATTGGTCTTGCTTGTAGTAAATCCATGTGCGCTTACCCACTTTGCATCTGGTGCAGAAAACTTAAGACCTGCTAATTCTTTTGTATTAACAAACAAGAAACCTACACCGTTGCAATCCTGACACTTGGATGGCTTTGACCAATTACTACCGTCTACCTTCTTCTTATAATATGTGCCACGACCATAGCAGTTAGGGCATTGCTTTGCCCTTGTCTTGTAGACAGGCTCTGAATGCATTGACACCATCTCTTTATAGGATGTCTTGCTCATGTACTTATCAAAGTTATTTTGCCACATAGATTTGTCAGTAGGTTTTCTGCTATAGATAACCTGAGACAATTGCTCTGGACTGTTTAAATTAATAGGAGTATCTCCCATTATCTCTGTTACTTGACGTTGTAGACTGTCAATAAGTTGACGCTTCTCCTTATCAAACTCTTGACGCACACTGTCCAATGCAGATAAATCAACTTTAAACCCACGCTGATATATACGTGAAAGACACACTGCAACTTTGTTTGTGAGTATCACTGTCTCCATAAGACCCGAATCCTCTGGTGTATTAAGACGATAATACAACTTGTCAGATAACTGTTGTGTAGCAATCAAGTCAGCCGTTAGATATTCAGACAACTCATCAAATGGTATCTCTCTCGTTGTGTATCCTTTCTTAAAGTATTCTTTTAGTGTGTCTTGTTTCTTTGTATCTAAGTCATAACGATTAGCACACATTTCAAGAGAGAGTGGTTCCTTCTGCCCCCGTTGCAGGACATACTCTCCAAGCATTGTATCAAATACAGGTCCATCATATGTAAAGCCAGACTCCCATAGCCACAGCAAGTCGTGTGCTGCATTGTGCATGATGAGGATAGTAGTGCTGTCAAGCCAATCCTGCACCAGTTCTTTACCAAATCCCGTGGCTGGCTCTTCGCTATGATCAAATGTGACAATAGCTTTATTACCTGTATCACTAAGCATACCCACCATAGTCAATGAGTTTTCTGGCTCAAATGGATCAAGGTGTAGTTTACCGTTTCGGGTAACTGTAGTATTTTCTACATCAAGTGTTAATTTCATTTATCTTCTCCTTATGACCTTGTAGGTATTTAACTGCGTTGATAACAGTTATCAAGTCATCCCTGAACCCACCAAGACCGTCATTACAATGTTTACATATATAACCACGAAATGTGTTCGTTTCATGGCAGTGATCAAGCACCCACGTTCCTAATAGTTTCTGCCCATATTTATTTACCTCATCAATAGTGCGTTGGCATATAGGACATTTATAACTAGCTTCTTGTGGATACACATTACGTTTTCGTAAATCAGCAATTACCTTCCTGTGTCCTGATTGACAGGAACGGCAGGTTCTTTTTATCTCTGCATCACCTGTTTTTGTATAGGACATCTGTTGGAAGTTAGTAACAGGCTGTCTGATATCACACTTGATACAAACAAGCCCATCCTCGCATACCTTTTCAATCTCCTCTGTAAAGAAGTCTAGTTGGGTCATGCTGTATACCTTCCTGTACGATAATCTAACTCACATGTAACTACCCCATGCCAACCTGACAGCTTGTTCTTTACTACGTTAATGTGACGCTGCAAGTCTTCTATGTTGGGGTCATCCTCCTGCCTCATTGGATTCTTAGCAATAAGCAGCATAAGGTCAGCCTCTGCAGCCTTACCTGTCCTACTACCCTCCATCATACTCTGATTAAGTAGCACCTTGCCCTCTGCTTCTGCAGATAGCTGTGACATGTAGAACATAGCACAGTTGTATTGCTTGGCAATCATACGGGCATGGATGGCATTGGCCTTTAGAGCCTCGTCAGGCCGTGCAAAGCCAGCCTGTCGTGCAAACTTATCTCCCATGTCTAGAAGCACTACATCAGGCTTATAGGTCTTGCAAACAGACTCTACCCACGACATGTCACGTCCTGTAGCATCCTTGATCTTAATACGCTCCTTGACAGGAGAATATAGGTCACGTGCCTTGGCTGGATTGTTCTTGATCTGCCTCATGGTCATGCCAGTTGCAGCAGTCAAATAACGTGCGCCAACACGATGACTACCCTCTTCGTTACATAAGATAATACAGTTAGCACCTTGTGATGCTAAACCCTGTGGTGATGCAATAAGGCTGGCATGAAATGATGTCTTGCCAGTGTTAGGACGTGCGCCAATCTCAATCAAGTGACCAGCATTGATGCCCTCAACCTGACGACCTAGTGTTGGTATGTTAAATGTCCAACGTGCCTCAAGATCATTCTTAGCAAGTAATGTATCAATGTCCATGTCATCCCACTCCACATTTAAATCAGGTAAAAAGTTATCATTGTATTGCTCAAGTAGTGTACGCAATGACTCTAGACTAGCCTGTGTGCCATTTACATATTCAAAACCTAACTCTGCAATGTCTGTACCCACTACAGACTGAAACAGTTTAGATAATACTTCCTGTGCCACGTCACTGCCAAGTGGATGCTCTTTCTTTATCTGACTAAACAGATGCTGAAATGATTGCTTCTGTGCCGTAGTCATAGTGGGATTGTCGGATAGAAACAATGCCTCAATCTCCTCTGGCACGACAGACCGACCATACTTGTCCATTGCATTATCAATGGCTTTCTTGATCTTACGATTGTCTGTACCAAACAGACGATCAGGACACTTGGCTCCACGATGATTGTCGTAAAACTCCTTGTCCATTAAACTTCTTAGTATTGATAACTCCATTTGGTTTTCTCCTATATATCTTGGAACGCAAGAAGCCGTTCCATGTCATCGGGGTTTTGGTATTTAATATCATCATTAAGGCGTAGCACCTTAACGTCATTCACGTATCCACTCAACTCTTTTTTGAACTGTAGCGTTTTTGGTAGAGCATCGGGGTCTAATGCCATAACGGCTGTTGAGAACTGTGCCAGATACCTTTTATGCGATTCAGACAAAGACGTGCCTAATATCGCAACCCCGAC